GTCAGGCTCGGCTTCCTTGGGGATGTCCTCGGCAGGGACGGTGACAGATGCCTCCTGATCGGCGGGCGTGTCGTTCTTCTGACCAGCGATTTCCGCTGCCAGCGCATCCAGAGGATCAGCAGCAGGCTGGGAATCGCGCGGAGCAGCTACGAGCGCCTTGATCTGTTCGCTCAGGTTGGTGATGGCAGCAAGAACCTGCGCAAGAATTTCGTTACCATCCTTGGCTGCACAATCGTCGCCGGATGGGGTAGCAGCGGGAGCAGGAGCCGGAGCGGGCTCGTCGCCGCTCGTGCTGTTCGACGCGGAGATTTCTTCGACGGCATCGGAGATTTCTTCGGGCGCCATGTCCTTGACGGCGTGGCTAAACAGGCGCGCCATCAGGGAAATTTTCTTGTTAGCCATGATTGGTTTACCCCTTTCATTCGTCGTTTTCGACCCCGGATCGGAGTCTTTTATCGCTACGCGCGAACCGGCGCGGCCTGCCGGGACAACCGCAACATGGTTTCCGCGTATGCTACGTTGGAACATCTGACCGCTTTCGTCTTGGACATACTCGCAGTCATAGCCACAGGAGACTTCTCTCCTGCCGTTTTGAATGGCTTCGATCAGCCACTTGGAAGTGATGAACAGATCAGCAATCAACAGATCGCTTTCCTCTCCCTGACCGCGCCTGACATTCTGCACATGACCGCAATCATACGCGGTCACATTGTCTGCATTGACGCCGGTGGGCGGATGATCACCGGTCACAGTTTTTCCCTCAAAGGACGCAATGGTTGTCGTAGAGAAAACTTCGTCCTCGGTGCGCATGATGTCCACCAGAGCATTTGGATCGCCGTCCAGCTCCAATTCGGAGCGCAGGTACTGTTGGACACCAGTTCTTGCAATAGGGACGTTTAGGCAGATCAGATACCCTTCGGGCGTTACCGTCTGATTTGCGCTGATGCGCGAGCCGTAATATGCTCTCATGCCTTATCGCTCCTTGCCACATCTACCGATGCAATGCCTTTGCTCAGCACGATCACACGATTACCATTGACAATGCTTGTGGTTTTGCGCGGGTCAAGATCGTAGTGCGTATTATCGTTTGCAGCTGCGACATCAGCTGCACGGTCTTTGGCGGTCTCGCTGCGCTTGGCAACAGACGCCGCCCGTTTCGCCTCGGCCATTTCTTACCTCCTATTCCCCGATGCCCGAACAGGCTTCGGAATCCTTTTAGTAGGCCGCCCCGATGGATGGTTCTCCGATGCCGAACAGGCTTCGGAATTCTTTTAGTGAGCCAACCCGATGGATAGTTCCGCCCTTGTGAACCTTGCAAGGGAAACTGATATCCTCCAGCGCAAGGATTGGCAATGCGATACACCGGCAGTTGTAGATACCCCCGGGGTGATAAGCTCCGTGACTTTTTTCTCCCGCCAGCGCCTCGGGATTTGGTGCATCTGACCATCGGCATATCACGCCCTCCATAATTTGGTGGGAATGGCGGACGCGATCCCCGTCTCGTGCTGTGCGCCAGATGTAGAAATTAAGGTTCAGAGCTTCAGACCGCGCTTGAACCAGCGTAGATGACGCCTTTGCTGATTCTGTACGTGCGATGCGCCGCGCCTCAAATTCCTTGAGGTGCGTTGCTCTGGCTTGCATCTCCAAGGTGATTTCATCAGGCCGGACGCCCTCTGTCCACCGTTTCTGCGCCAAGTGTGAGAACTCATTGGCAATATCGTGAGGCACAGTACGGATTAACCAAGAATTCTGGGTGATAATCTCGTTGATTGCCTGACCGATAACAGGGCTCTGTGTCTCTTTTAGGAGCGCCTGATAGATCCGCCGCCCCTGCCCAGACTCCTTTGCCGCAAGCCTCCATGTAGCCCGCTGTCCCGCTGCCATCATGGTTGCCATTTGCCGAGCTGCCTCGTGAGCAGTTTCGATATACAGGCGAGTTCCAGAGACGCGGCGTAGGGCGGCTATGATTTCATCCGGCTTTTCCAGCCCTTGTACCGCTTCTTCCATTTTGTTGAACAGCCTGACGAGCAGCCTCTTGTATCGGCGTTCAGAACGCAGACGAACCTGGTATAACTGATTACGCAGTTCTTCGATCTGCTTTCTGGTCACGCGGTTCACCTCCCGGATGTGACCAGCAGAAAAGCCAGCCTTTCACGTTGGCTGGCTTGTGTACAGTAGGGGGTTATTCAGTTGCCACGGGCAAGTCATCAAAAGGCCCAGCCGCAGTTCCTCCACCCAACAGAGGCAGTTCGCCTTGGTCGGGCATTGTGCCGTCGTCGGCTTTGTTGATATCCTCGTCCGTGATATTCGACCACATTCCGAATGTCGCGCCGCTCTGCCGCAGCTCTTTGAGCGCCGTTCTCTGGCTGATAACGCCAGATTGGAAAACGGTGTTGATTGCGTTTGCTGACTGTTGGATCAGATTAGCTCGCTCCTCGTCGCTCGTATCGCGGACAGGATTGAAATCAAAGGTCAGCTCGTCCGGGACCATTCCCCAGGTGCTCATGCAGAGAACCGGCAGCAGCTTTTCCAGAGCCGGTCTCAGTTGGGCTTCCTGCTGCTGTCGTACCTTATCGTAGTAGTTGCGCAGATCGCTTTCACCCGTTGCGTTCATTCCAGCGGGGGACCGCCCGAACAGGCGCGTCACAGGAATTTCTGCTGCGCCGGCAACGTCCATCATGAACAGTTCGTACACCTCAGACAAGCCTGAGAATGTGTACTGGTTTGTGATGAAATCATCGTCCTTGTCCATCACGTTCAAACCCATGTTGGACATGAGAAAATTCTGCATGGACAAGGTCTGGTACAGGTCGCGCTGGCTCTGCGGATCGGTAGCCATAAGGGTTTGCCCAAGATCCGCCATCTTGTAGGTACGGATATTCGCCTGGAAGATCAATTGGGCAATATTAGCGCTGCTGGTGTTGCGCTTGGTAAGCTCTGTGTATACATGTTCCAGTTCCGATATGCCCCACCAATTCTCGCTCATGCGTTCCACATAGGGTAAATCCCTGCCAATGAAGCGAATCACGCGGCTGTGGTGGACACGGATGCCGTTGGCAAGGTCGGTGTCGGACATGGAAAACGTATAGTATTCGGGCAGGCCAAAGTCCGGGTCTGACAAGTCCTGTACGATGGAGCTATCTGGGTATATACCGTTCCAGCGGTCAGCGATGATAAGACCCTTGAATTGTCCAGGCATAATCGTTCGCAGGTCAAGCGGCTCGGACAGCATATCTTCCTGTCCTTCGACGATGATGATGCCAGCGGCACCGCCGAACAGCCTTCCCCATTTCAGCCCTTCAAGCAATCGCTTCTTCAGACTCGTCTGGCGCTCAACGGCTTCAAGCCTATTGATCTGGTCAGGCTGCAGCTGCGATGTGACGCTGTACCAGTTTTTCACCATGTCATGGGGCAGCGCATCAATAATTCTTGCGGCGATCCAGTCATTCCGATACATACTGTTGAGCAGGGCGTAATTCTGCGTCATGCGTGTTATCGGATACGTCGCCGTCTCCATCAGATTTGGGGTGCCGAAGCCCATCCTTGCAAGTGGGTTTGAAAAGCTGTCCGTGGTGGGCTGCCGGGCAGTTGCCCGTATAGACTTCTGTCTTTTCTTCTTGTTCACGTTATGCCTTCCTCCTGTTTCTGCTGCAAACCATCCAGCCAGTCTATGCCGTACCGCGTGATGATACACTCGAAGTCCTCAATATCATGAGGAACGAGCCAGCATTTTGCAGTTTCGGGATCATAGCCGATATGCAGTAGTTCGTGGTACATGAGGATCCTGAGCGGAGCTGCCGGGAGATCGTCGACAACGGGACCGTAGAAGGTGATTACGAAATCATAGCCGGTCAAAGCCTGCATCATTTCGCTCACCTTTGTGGTGTCGGCAAATACCGTCAGCCCATGGTGCGACTTTTTCTTGTCGCTATACATATAGGCAATTCTGCACGCGGCGACTGGGTGATTCAGATGTGCCAGTTCCTCGTGCTCTGCTATGACCGATTCGCCCAAAGTTCGGATTTCATCGTTGAGCGCGTACAAGCTATCCCTCCTATTGCGCAAGCCTACGCCTGTTCACCAAGGTTTTGCAAAGATAGCGCACAGCGTCCATGGCGTGGTCATTCTCTTTTACAGGCCCTTCCTCGCCGCGTTGCAACAGTTTCTCGTCCCACACATAGGATTCAACCTCGCGCTCAAAATTCGGGCATTTGCCCCGCTTGATGCGGACACGCCTCTGTCCAATCAGCGTTGCTGTGATGCGGATGCCATCCAGCACCTCGTTATTCGCTTCCTTTACGTGGTAGCCACGGTTCCTAAGCTCTGCCTTGAATGACAAAGCTGACGGGTCAATGATAACTCGTAAGCTATGATCCTGTCCTGTGAAATCATCAAAGTCCTTTCCGTACTCGTGGTCCGTCTTGGACGTTTGATTCGTTGACTTCCGGGCGTCATAGTAATACTCGTTCTGAATCCAGAAGGTGTGACCATCATCCAGCACATCAAGGAACACCATGGGATTCGCCGTGCCATAGTCCACAGTGATGTATCTTCTGCAATCACTCTGTACGTCGGACGGAAGATCTTCTTCGTCGTAGACATTCTTGGCTGACCACATATCGTAGATCAAGCCCTCGGCAGCTACCCATAAGCCTTCAATGTACCGTCGATAGAACACGCCGGTGTACATCCTGCGGTATCTTTGCTTCGTCCTCTCG